TCATGACGGTGTCGTCTCGGCGTTCGCCCAAACTTGCGCCGTGGGATCCTTCGTCAGCTTGTCAGGTGTCGAGCTGAACGCCCACACGATTCCCTTCGTGAATCGTCGGCCGCGCTCGGGAGAGAGGGGGAACGTGAAGGGGTTGCCCCAGCCCCAGAGATTGACGGCGAGCGCAGGCGCGACGCCGTCGGGTGGCACTGCGTTCTCGTCGAACAGGTGTAGGTAGCCCGGAGACATCGAGAAGCCGAAGAGCTGATAGAGCGTGCTCGGCGAAGGCCGAACGATCCTGTCCGCGAGGAATCCCGGCGGATCATCCCAGCCCGGTATCGGCGGAGGCGGAGGCGGCAATACCGACTTGTCCGGAACGACGACGACCTTGAGGTTCCGGTCGGCGTCGAGCGCGCAGTCGTCGAGCGTCCCATCCGGCTTCTTGCCTTGCAGCACGAAGCGGAAGATCTCGTCCATCCACGACACGACTCACGGCCTCACGATTTGCGCTACGAGCGATAGCGGACCGAGCACACGCGCGAGCCCGCCCACCGCGGTCGTCCGGAATTGGAGCTTCGCGATCGCGTCGCCCGCCGTCGCGACAGTCCTGAGCACGGAGTAGGTCCGGAACAGCGGCACCGTGATCGGGATTGTCTCGGTCGCCTCAGGAAAGCCGATCGTCGGTCCAACGTTCTCCTGGATCGCGAGACGAAACTGCGCCGGTGCGGTCGCAGTGGTGAACTGTCCGTGGAATGCGATCGTGACTCGATCACCGACCTCGGCGCCGACCAACGTCACGCTCAATCCGGGTGCGTCGACGAAGGTCGTCGAGAGCGTATCGATCGCGGGGGAGCCTTCGGGGAGGCCGACCTTGTCGATCGTCGTGCGCAGCCCGTACTGCATGTGACGCCAGAAGCCGACACCCGAGAGCGGACGAATGCGCCAAGGGATCTCCTCCTTGCCGACGCCTGAGGGCTCGTACCAGTAGAGTCCAAACTCATCGACCCATCGGAGATCCAGCGCCTCCATGTCGGTGATCGCGCGCAGCACTGTGAAGTTGGCTGCACGCGCGATTCGCTTCACGCCGATCTTGTCAACCTTCGCTTGGAGGTACGCGGTCCGGTTCGAGAGCTGCTGATACGGAGTCTCGAATGCCGGACCGGTCGCGAGCTCGCCGTCGACGGGCACGCTGACGGGCATTGGGAAGACGAGAGGGTTGTCGACGAGATCTTTCGGCATGTCTCTGCTCGCGGGACGTGATCAGATCGAGAAGAACGCCGCTTTGCCGCCGAGCTTCGTGCCGTCTCCGAGCTTCCAGCCCGAGCCGAGCACCTTGCCGTCGAACACCGCGATGCCCTTTCCGAGGATCGTGTGTGCGGCCTTCCATTTTCGGATGACGCGCCGAATCAGCTCGAGAAGCGCCGCGTCCTTCGCGCTCCCGAAACCGAGCGGCTTCTCACCGAGCTTCGTGCCATCCCCGAGCTTCCACGGTCCGTCGAACGGAAGCGGCGAAAGGAGCATCACCCAGAAGAGCCACCACGCGGTCGGATCAGGCGAAGCAGCCCAGTCCTTGTTCTCGAAGATCGTGACCGACGGAAAGCCGATCACCTTCAGCGCTTCGATGATCCCTTTGTTGGTGCCGGCGAGCCGCCACGTGGTGAATGCCTTCTGCAAGCGCGCGCGGTAGTTGTCGTCGCTCTCGCCGGGCGCGCGCTCGATCTGCCGGTCGGTGCCGGCGTACGAGAGGGAATCCGACGGGCTTCCGCGAAGAAAACGTGCCTTCACTGCTTGGAGCGCGCCTTCCGCGAGCGCGTCCTTCACGAGCCCCATCGCCTGATGCCACCGCTCACCCCATAGACCGCGAAGCCACGGCGGTGCGAGCTCGACTTCGTATTCCGAGTACTTCATAGCGAGATCCAGGTCAGCCCGTTCGTGAAAGCAGCGACCTCGGTCGGCCCGAGGACGAAGTCATCGACCTCTGGTACGAGACGAATGCCCGCAGTGCTCACGAGGCCGACGTTCACGACGCCGGGAGCGTCCATCACACGTTCGATCAACTCCGACACGGGGACCTTCTCTCCGATGTCGAGCGACTGCTGGAGATCCGTCACCTGCCCGCTCACGAACGCCTTCGCGGGATCGAGCATCGTCGCGCGCACACGCACTTCACCGATGAGCGGAATCACCCGGTTCGTCGCGGACGCGACGTGAACGGTCACGCATTGCGGACGCCGACCGTCCTCGAGGTAGGCCGCGACGTTCATCACGATCGTCGGGTCGACGAGCGCGCCAGCAGGACCGGCGACAACGACGGTCACTTCGCCGCCCTTCGGTGTCGCCTCGTACACCCGCACTCGCGTCACCTGCGGTGAAGCGTTCTTTGCATGAAACGCGTACGCCGGTGCGTTGCCTCCGGCGCCGAGCGAGGACCACTTCTCCTGGCATCGCACGCGAACCGCCGGATCGGACTCTTCGTCGACGCCTTGCGCTGTGATCCACGTTCCGGTCGGAAGCGGTGGATTGTTGATCGTGACGCCCGGTAGCGGCGTGACGAGCGTCGACAGATCGCCCGAGGCGACGTTGTACGAAGCGCCGGAGCTCTCGGCTTTCCACGAGAGCGTGAGCGTGCCACCGAGTGGAACAATGCCGCCGGTCGTGTTGCTGAAACGGCGACCGCCCTTCGAGACCGCCCAGATCTGCCCGGGGAGAATCGTGAACGGTCCGCCACCGCCGTCGGTCAACGTCGCGACGCCCTCGGTGAAGACGGCGGGCTTGCGTTGCACGTCGAACAGTTCGTCCGCGAGGAGCGTGAGCCATTCGCCTTCCGCAAGGCTCAAGAATCCGCTGCGCGCGATGTTGCTCACGGTCGTCGATAGATCGGCGAGCGACTGCGCGAACACCTCGATGAGCGCACGCGGGACGCTCGACGGCTGCCAGCTCGTGACGGGGAATCCCGCGAGCTTGAGCAGCTTCAGCGTGGTGGCGACCACGTCGTCCTTCGTGAGAGGGACGATCAACGATGCGAGGGTGACAGCCATCGATTAGCTCGGTTCGAGCAGCTCGACCGAGACGTGATCGATCGAGACGACCATCGCGAACGGTCCTTCAGCGGTACGGATCTGTGCGCGGATCAGGAGCGTGCGCGCCGGTGCGTTCAGCTCGACCTCGACGTCGGCCGACAGCACGCGATCGTCTTCTTCAGCCTGCGCTACGAGCGCGGCCCGCAGCGCGAATAGGCTTTGCGAGGATGTGCCTGCGCTGAGAAGCCCGCGCACATCGATGCCGAACGACGGGTCGTAGAAGAGCGCGCCAGTCGGCGTCGTCCAGCGGCGAAGCACCGCCTCCGCAACGACGCGCGGTCCGGCAATCAGCTCGAAGTACGGATCGAGATCACCGTCCTTGAAGGTCGAGATATCGGTACCAAAATCGATCGGGGACATTGGCGAAACGCCGAACGCGCGCTATTCCACGCCGCGCTGGAGGTATTTCGATGCGGTGGAAGACGGTCGTGGGGATGCTTGGGGGAGCGATGGTCGTGGCCGCGGCGTGTTCCGCGCAGAACGCGGATCAACCGCGTGGGCCAATGAAGGACAGCGGCCCGATCGACGCGCTAGTCGATGCGTTTCGAGATGCATTCGACCCCTCGAAAGACGTCGAAGCCGGACCAACCGATTGGACGACCGACACGCTGGCCTGCGACAAGGCGGGGCTCGGATCGGATTTCGCCGAGAAGGCGTTCGCCGGGCGAACGGCCGCCGACCTGTCGCGCGGAGTGGCGACGGTGTGCTTCCCCGCAGAAGCTCTGCCCGGCTACAACTGCATTCAGCGCGCGTTGTATGTTCGCGATGGCGCTGTCGCCGTAATATGCAACGCGACCGGCAGCTCCGCGAAGCCTTCGACCGTAACAGTCGTGATGCCTCCAGCGATTTGATCAGGCTCGAAGGCGAGGCGCGCCATCCAGAATTTTCCCGGCGATCGGAAACGTCGTGATGGGGGAGCTGGCGGCCGGAGGAGCGCCGCCCTTGAATGTTAGGATCAGCGGAGCTGCGGACACGCCGCTCCCATCGACATATGCGAACGTGAGCGTGACATCGCCCGTTGGTGAGGTTGCGTGTGTGATGCTCAGCGTACCCTCTCCCGTGTGATCATTAGCTCGCGCGATGGGCCGAACGCCGCCGTCGAGCGAGAGTTCTACGAGCGCGCCTGGCTCAAAGGCGGTCACCACGGGCGCTCTTGGATCTCCATTCTCGAACTCCACCATGCATCGCGCACCGGGCGGCACCTTGGCGGTCACTCCGGGCACGCCGTATCGAATCGGTACGCCCGTCAAACCCGGAATGACGTCAGAGTCAGGTTGCAGATGAAGCGTGCCGTCGCCTTCCTGATGGATTACTTTCGCGGGATAGGGTTTGTGGAAGTCGACCTGCCGCATCACCGACTTGATCAGGTTCGTGAACGGCGCCTTGAGGCGATCGACGAGGGAGCCGCCCTTCTCCGTGTACGCCTCGGTTCGAACTCGATCGGGCCCGATCGTGTGCGTGACCGCAGAGATCTTCTCTCCGTTGAACGTCACGCCCGGACGAAGCTGCGGCAGCTCGCTCGCAATCTCGAGCCGCCCTTCCGCCGGATCATGGCGAAGCAGATCGTGCGCGAACGCGAGCTCCGGCCAGCGTTCGCTCCCGACCCACACACTGCCATCCGACAGCACCCGCCAGTTTGCCCGTGCGTCTTCGACAAGCTCAGCGAGAGCTTTGGCAGCCGTCCCCTTGGTTCGACACCATTTAAGGAGGAGGCCATCCAGCACGGCTAGCTCAGCCGTAGCTGAGAGCCGCTCGCCGCATTCCCCGAGCAAGTCCTGGAGCGGCAGTCGGAGTGGCGCGCCCCGATAGAACTTCGCTGGAAGCACCCGCGAGAGCCCGCCGCCCCCACCGAGGATCTTGCACGCGAACGTCTCCTGAAAGACGTCGCCGCGCGCGATCGAACCTCGATAGACGATCGCACCATCGCCGAACGCGATCTCGACGGGTCCGGTGATCTTCTCGCGCGTGTCGACAACGAGATCGGCGTGCCATATCCCAACGCGTGGGACCGTTAGCTCTCCGCGAAGCACGCGGTGTCCGTTGACGGTGCAGTAGGCCATCGTTCGAATTCAGGGGCGCACGCGGGTGTTGCTCGGTTTCGGCACCGCGCGCGTCGTTCCGGGAGGCGCATCGGGCAAGAGCGCGTTCGCAAACGAGCCCATCCCAGCGGCAGTCTTCGTGACTGTCTTCTTCGGCTGCGGAAACCACTCGAGCAAGTCGAACGTGACCTCGTAGATGCCGTCGGTCTTCTTCGGCTTGAGCTTGCGGATGATGCAGCGTGAGATGCCCCACACCGCGAGATCGGGATGCACGATGTCGACCGGATCAGGTGATTCCTTCCCCGGTCTAGGTCGAAAGCGTTTCGCGATGTCGAGCCACTTCCTCCACTGTTCGGGAAGCCAGATTCGAAGCGCGAGCTGAAACGACGAAGGCGTGTAGCCCTGATACGTCTCCGTGGCGCCATCGGTGCCGGGCGCTTCCTTCACATCCCACTTCGAGCCGAGCTCGAGGCCGTCGATGCGCGCGAGCCCCGGGAGCGTAATGCCACCTAGCGTCGCGGTGTCCCACGAGTCGGGATCGTCGTCCCAGAAGGGTGCGAGCAGCGGCATGCGTCACGCTTCGATTCGGATCACGCAGCATCGACTTCGGACGACGGCTCGGCGCCGACGTTGCCGATGGACTTGAGCACCTCGGCTCGAATTTCTGCGCCGACAGTTCGACCGAACGCAACCGGATCGGTCGTGCCCGGAGGCACGTGCACGACGATGTCGCCGATCGTGACCGACGATGTGTGCGTCCCTCCAAGCGAGGCACCGACGGCTCCGCCGATCGCGCCGCTCGCGAGACCACCCGCGGAGCTCTCGACCAAGCCCGCGTTGTCGTTCATGCCCTGCGAGAATCCGACGGCAGTGAACATCCCCATCTGCGCCATCACCTTGCTCGGCGAGGAGATCCCGAGCTTTCCCTTGATGGTGCCAACGACCTCGCCCGCGAGGCCGGTCACGGTCTTGATGACCGTGTCCCAGCCGTTCTTGAGGCCTTGCACGAGACCATCGATGAAGTCACCGCCCACGTCGATCGCGTCGTCGTAGAGGTCCTCGAGCGTGTCGAAGAGATCGCCGAAAAAGCCGACCACCGATTCGTACGCATCGACGATGCCCTCGCCGATCGCCTTGAAGCCATGAACGACGCCCGCGAGCGCACCCACGAGCACACCAGTCATGAAGAACGAGAGCGCGGTACCGGCGGCGACCAGGTCGACGACCACGCCGATGATCCAGCCGAGGAGCTTCCCGAGCTCACGGAGTCCTCCGAGCATGCGAGAGTCCGGCCCGCTCTTGCCGGAAAACATCTTCTTGAAGAGGCCGATCAGCGGCTCGACGGCTTCCTTGATGCCGTCCCACATCGGGCCGCCGATCGCTTCGAGGTAGGGCCAGATGAACTCGACGCCCTGCTTGATGAAATCGGCGACCCCGAGGATCGCGTCGAACGCGGCGCTGACGTTGTCGTCGGAGAGCAGCGAGGTGAGCAGATCGGTTAGCGCGGTGAGTCCTGCGCCGAGAATCTCACGCAGCTTCTTGCCGGCGACGCTCTCCTCCGAGAGCAGTCCGTTGATCGTCTTAAGCGCGTTCTTGAGGGGCTCACCGAGCGTGGAGTCTTCGAACAGATCGCCGAAGCGGTTCTTCAGCGTCTGGATCTGCCCGCCGATGGTGTCCGAGATCAGCGACTTCGCGGCCGTGCCGAGCGCGGATCCCTTGTCGAACTTGGTCTGAATCGTGGCGAGGACCGCCGTGATGCCTTCGTCGGCAGAGATCTTCCCCGCGTCCATCGCGGCATCGATCTCCGCGACGGTCATCCCCTTGAGCTTCGCGAGCTGCGCTTTCAGCTCGTCGAGCGGGATGTTTGCCTGCTGGAGAATCGGCTTGATCGTCTTGCCCTGAAACGAGCCGAGCGTTTTGATCTTCTTCAGCGCCTCGATGACCCCCGCGCCTGATCCGCCGCCGAACACACCTTGCACGTCGAAGCCGCCGGCAATGACGTCCTGCGCCTCCTTCGCGGCGAAGCCTGCTGCGCGTAGCTCCTGATAGAGCTTCGCGACGCTGTCGGTGTTCACACCGGCCGCGTTCGACATGTCCTGGATGGTCTTGAGCGTTTGCTCCGCCGCTTCAGCGGACCCCTCGACGATCGTCAGCGCCGCAAGCGAGTGACGCTTGAACTCCGCGGCCTCGACGACGAACTTCCCGAACTCGAATCCCTTCTCGGCGAGGCCGAGCAGGACGTCGCCGATCTCCTTCGCGACCTCGATGATCGGTTCGGCCTTTGCGGCGAAGTCGGCAAGCTTTGAACCAGCGCCCTTGACTGCGGCGCCACCCTTCGCCACCGCACCCCCGAAACCCTGAAGGCCCTTCGACATCTTGGCCGCGGGGCCGCTGATCCCGTCGACCAGCTTGAACATCCAAGACAGCGATTCCACGGCGCGATCGGTTCTGTTTGAATGAAGAGGTGAGGTTCCGGTCGGCGATCTGCTGTCTCTGCGGGCGCGCGAAAGCGCACGCGGCCACCGCACTTCCGCCCGCCGTGACGTACCCGTTTGGAACCGCGACCGGCGATCTTCCGGTGCGTGTGCACGAGGTCTGCGACCGCGCTACGGCCAAGCAGGAACGCGCACTCTTCCGCATTCTCGAGGACGAGGTGTTCGACGCGGTGTACTCGCTCCCACCATGGAGAGCGCTGTCCGTCGTCGAGATGCTTCGGCGTCATCGCGAACCTGGCAAGCTCGATCCCGGCGCTCACGCAGAGATGGTGTCAGCGCTCGTCCGACGCCCCGTGACCACGCGTGCCGCGGATCGAGCCGCGAAGCTCGAATGGCTCCTCGTAAAGATGGTGAAGTTGATCCACCTGTTTCGAACTGGGCATGAGCTCCACCGCGCGCAGTTCCGTGTGGGTGCTCTTCACCACCCGGAACGCGTACACCTCCCGGAGGTGTTCAGGTGGGAGTACATGACGTATGCGTGGGCAGGTGTGGAAGGCGACCGTCTCTCTGCGTTCTGGCTCCTGTGGTTCGGTAAGGGCGTGTCGTTCTGGGTCGCTACGAGCTCGTCGCGTCGCCGACTTCCGGGATTCCGGGCAATGCCCTGGGCCGAGTTGCTCGCGACGCAGGAAGCCGTCGCACCTACCGCGGAGTGAGCGTCGCAATCACGCGAAGCATGAACTCGGACGCGATGGCCGCTCCAATTTCGGCATCTTCGGAGTCTTCGTTGCGTAGCAGCGCGCGAAGGCATTCGCCGGCAATCCAGTAGTTTTGGCGCGCAGCCTGGTGCCGGCTCAGAGTTTTCGGGCTTCGAGCCCTTCGGTGTATCCAGCAGCCTTGAGGATCGACTTCGAGAGCGCGGTGGCGAGCGCGGGTAGACGCGTCGTGAGCTCGGTGAACTCCGCGCTCTTCGGATCGGGAAACACCACGACATCGCGCACGAGGTTGTCGTCGGCGTGCATGCGCTTGTTCTCATCGAGTGCCGTCGCCTTGAAGCGTCGATACTCCTGCGGCGTCGGTTTGCGGAAGACGACTTCGTCGCCTTCGTCGCTCTCGACTACATAGAGACCCGGACCGTGGGTTGCGCGAAGATCGTCGCGTTGCTTGTCGTTGAGGGTGAGAGGCATGGCGGTGCTCGTGGGGGTGTGAGAGAGTCGAGTCGTCGTGGAAACTGCAGCGAAGGGATCGAAAGAAGCGTGGGACGGCTACGCAGCGGCCGTTCGCGGGTACGAGGAGTGTGTCGCGCATTTCGGCGCGTTCCCGGACGCAACGAGAACCGATCTAAGCGCGTTGTTCGAAGACGTCTGGAAGGCCGAAGCGCGCGCGGTCGCGGCGCATCGTCGGCTCTTTGGAGGACCGACGCTCGGCGAGACCTTGGCGGCGGCGTGCGAACGCGTCGCACTTCCGTGGCCAAGGCGTCGTGGCGATGAAGCCGAAGCAAGGTGGATGGAGGGACTGCTCGCGCTTGCGCCGTTGGCCGACAACGAATACGCGCGCGAAATGCTCCTCGATGCACGAACGCTCGCGCACGCGGACTTGCTGTTCTCGACCGAGCGGCTTCTGCGCTGCTTCAAAGCGCTCGTCGGCATCAGCGGCGCAGCCCTTTAATCGGCGCGACACCGTTCACGAGGATGTACATCGGGTCGAACGTGATCTTGACCTCGGTCGGATCGGTACCCGACGAGTTGCTGTGATCGTCTTCGGTGATCGTGCATCCGACGATCGTGTCGGTGACGAGCGGCTGGCCGTCGTTCGCATACGAGACCGTGATCGGGAACACGATCTCCATGTACCCCTCGCCGAGCTTCTGAACGAGCTCGTCGAACTCGCGACGATAGAGCGTTGCGCTCGCTTCGGACTTGTACTGCCCGCGCGTGCGCGCGAGTTTTTGCGGGTGGGTGCCGCGTACTTCGCCACGCTCGCGAGAGTTCTTGTACGAAATCTCCTTCACACCGAGCACGACATCGCCGTTGATGTGAAAGACGATCGACGCGAAGTCGTACCGATCGCCGTTGATGAGCGGGTACTCGATGGGCATGGCTGTCTCGGGCAAACTTCGGTTGCCGTATTCGCACGCGACTCGACCGCGCTACCTTGAGGCATGAGCGACAAGACGCTGGTCGAAGTTCAAGAGCGGACGCTGGTCTGGGATCTCTCGGAAGGCAGGCCGCTGATGTGGATTCAGGGTTGGCGACCGCTGCCTCACGGCGCGACCATCCAGCTCCCGAGCTCTGCAGACTCGCCTACCCACGACGTCGCGGTCGTGGGCGTGAGCTTGGTCGAGGAGGATGGTCTCCCCGGCTGGGTCGTCGAACCCAAGACCGGAAAGATGATCCTGCGGCTCGATGTTCGCGCGCCGCACGATTGGCTGCCTGCGGTCGAAGCGCTGCGAGAGGGCTGAGCGTGGCTACGCCGCCGTCGGAAGGACCGTCAGCGCGGGATTGAGGAACCCGATCTCGACCTCGATCGACTTTGGGTATGCGTGCGGAATCGCCCGCACTTTCCACCGCAGCTTTCGCGTGCTCAGAAGATTGTCCGTTCGGTTGATGCGCACCAAAAGAAGGCTCACGTGCCCCGGTTGGAGCACCGCCGCTCCGACGCGTGAGAAGACCTTGCTCTCGGCCGCGACCGCGTCGATCTCGTCGATACGTCCGGTCTTCGCATCCACGGTGAGCGTGGCAGAAAGGTACTCGACCATTGCGTCGTACGACGCGGAGCAGGCCTCGTCGATCACGAGCCCGTTCTGGAGCAGCGCGTAGTCGCTCGTTGCGAGCGCCATGGTCCAGGGGTTCGTGATGTAGAAGCCGGTGCGTCCGACGATCGTGCGCAGCGTAATGAAGCGCGCGGCATCAAGCGCAGGCGTTTTACGTTCGTCGCGATAGAGCTTTCGCACAGATGCAGGCAGCGGACCCTGCGGCGCGCCGACCCACGCAGCATCCTGCGAGATAGGGATCTTCGCGACCCGCGTCGCAACAGCCCACGCGGCCGGCCGCTTGAAGATGCGACCGGAGAGCGCAGACAGATGGTCGATGAACCCGCCGGCGACTGCAATGCGCGGATCGACGAACATGAGAAACGCAGCGACGAGCGCCGCGTCAGCAACGTCCGGTGCCTCGAGCAGAGCACGCGCGTAACGGTGCGCGGTCCCTGCTTCCGCCATCTTCGAGCCGATCGCTGCAGCGAGCGCCGCGGACGCGGTCGCCTTCGCGGTGTCGTCGACGCCGCCGGGCGTGCCTACGACGTGAACGAGTTTCCAGCGCCGCGCATCGGCCAGCAACGCTGTGAACGCTGCGAAGGCATCCGTCGCCGTATATGCGGGGGCGGTGCAATTGAGCGCGTACGTGTCGCCTGCGATGAAGAGCCCGGGCACCGTCGAGAACACGAGCGTGAGCCCTGTGTCCAGCAGCGGATAGCTTCCCGAGAGCGGCATCGCCGTCTCCGGAGAGAAATTGTTGCCCGCGTCGATGGACACGCGGAAGGAGGCTTTGCTCAGCACGCCCGGTTGCAGGATCTCGACGATGACTTGAGTGGCATCCTTCGGAGCTCCCGTCACGCTCATCGTGGCGAGTCCCGTCCCCTTGTGAGAGACCGGACCCGCGCTGCCGGGCACGCTCGGATTCACGGGCACGATGAGGACCGTCCCACCCGAGTCGTCGAGCGTGTCAGCCGCGGCTTCGACGACCGGGCCCCCAAGGAGCGTCGCGCGCAGCGTCTCCTTCTCGGTGAATGCGTAGACGGTGTTCGGGACACCGCCGGTTGCGACACCGATCTTTGCGGTCGTCGTCTGTGCATCGGTCGGCACAAAGCCGAGCGCGCCGTCCGTCACGCGGACGTCGACATCGGGAATCGGAGGCATTTTCTACCTCGCCGAAAGGCGATCAGCGGAAGGTCATCTGGGACGCGGCGCGCACGCCTTCGTCGAATTCGGACTCAGTAAGCTCGCGGCCCGAGGGCCAGCGATGAAGCGTTCGGGCGGCCATGCGGAGCCAGCCGGGCACGTTCTTCCCGGCTTCCCACTCCTCGAGCGGGCGCGTCGGCACTTCGGCAGAACGAAAGAGATCGAGTTGATCCATGGTCAGGACTCGTCCGCTTCGAGGACGTCGTCAGAAGAAGCGCCGTCGGCGTCGAAGCCGACGCGCTCGGGCGTGGTGGTCGGATCCACGCGATCGGTGATCGCTGGAACGTGTGCGGGCGGGGTCGGTGCCGGTGGCAGCGCAGCGGCGAGCAAAGGCAAGCGAAGGCTCACCGGAATCGTGAGCACCGCACCGCAGGTCGCCCAATCCTGCTCGGTGATGTCGGCGTCGCCGAGCTCGTAGTTGCGACCGCGCACGACGACGCGAATCACGGTGGCGAGCGCCTGGCGAAGTCGCTCGCAGTCGTCTTCGTCGGTTCCCCAGCAGTGGATCTCGCCCTGATGGAGATCGTCGCCGATCGAGCGCGGATTGCCGCCGATGGCACCCGGTCCGCCGGCCGGCGCGATCCGCTTGCGCACCCACACATAGCGAGGCGGCACGTCGTTCTGCGCGAGGAAGCGTTTTCCATCGAGCATCGGGGCGGTCGTCGCAAGCTTCTCGGCGATGGCATCGAAGATGTGTTTGAACACGTCACTTCCTCTTCATGAAGGCGAGCAGGACGAGCGCGGCTGCTTTGCGCGTGCCCTCGGACCACCGCGGTCCCCATCGACTCGTCGGCAGGATCTTTCGCGCAGGGATCGTCACGGCCTTCGCGGCGACCCACTGGTTGCCCACGCGAAATCGGAGTGTCTTGCCGCGACGGGGCCGGATGCGTTTGCCACGTTGATGAACGCGCGCGTACGCAACGTTGCTGCGCAGCGTGAAGCCTTCCGGCGTGACCGCGGGCGAAAAGCTGCCGGCGAGCCGACCGCTTCCGCGCAGCGGCGTCGCACCGCGTCCCTTCGTGCGAGCCCACGGATGATCGAAGGGATCGCGTCCGGTCGAGAACTCACGCCGCACTTCGCTGGTCGCCGCCTTCGCGATCGAGGCCGAGACCGTTTTGCGGAACGCGACGTGCGCGAGTCCTCGGATACGCTCGATGAGCGCACGAAGCTTCGCCGTGTCGTCCACGGGGTCACCAGCCGCGCTTCTTCTGGGTGTGCACGCGCGGCGCGCCGTCGCGGAACCGCGGCGTGCTGTCCTGCACGTTCGGGTTCACGAGGCCCTTCGCGACGTCCTTGAGCCAGGTGATCGCTTGCTCGTAGCGCGTGAGCCACATCTGCTCGGCCGGCGCATCGGGATTGAAGCCCCGCTGCGCCGAGAGCACGTCCCACGCCGCGATCATCGCGACGTGGCGTTTGAGGTCGCTGCCCCAAGCAAGCAGCGGAAGCATGTACTGCGATCGCAGGTAGCTATCGGCAAGCTCGCTTGCGGCATCGAGCGCCGCGAGCAGATCCGCATCCGGGATACCTGCGGTTGCGAGGCGCTTGAGACCGAGCCGCGCAAGATCGTCGAGATCCGCGTAGCGGGTCATGGACTAGGCTGCGCTGCGTGCGGTCGCGAGCGCCTCCGCGTGTGCGGCCTGCAAATCCGCGATCTCGGCGCGGTGCCTCCGCTCGAGCTCTTCGAGCAGGACTCGCATGCTGCGGGTGCGGCGGCACTCGTCGAGATACGCGTTGTAGAGCGCGCTGTAGCTCGGACGCTTTTCCACGTTGATCATGGGGCACCTCGACTGCGGCGATTGCCTGATCCGCTTTCCTTGAGCGCGGCGATCTCGGCGCGGAGCGCTGCGATCTCCTGGCGTGCTTCCTCGAGCAGCTCTGAGGGCGAGCGCTCGGGTGCTTCGATCGATTCGTGCTCTTCGAGGAGCACTACATCGAGCCACTGGTCGTGCGAGAGCAGCTCGAACTCGGAGATGGTGATCTCGCACCGCGCCCACGAGGTCGCGGGCCACGATCGCGGACCACGGAAGTACGCGTCACCGGTGCGCGACTTCACGCGTACCCGCACGGTGTCCGTCTCGTCCTTCATGGCTACACGCCCTTCGACTTCGCGGCGAGAAACCAGAGGCAGAACCCGACGTTGCCGCGAGCATCGACGCCGTAGACGAACTTCTTCCTGCGGAAGACGCTCTCGGACTTCGGGTCGTTGAACTGCACGAACATCGGCGCTTGCCGCAGCTGGAAGATGAACGGCTTCACCGCGCGCGACGTGTCGAGCAGGTACCAAGTCTTCGGATCGCCCGCGAGCTCGGGGATCACGATCAGATCGGCCGTGCCCTTGAGCGTGTTCTGGTTGCTGCCGACCTGGAGGTTCCCCCCAAACATCTGCGGCGCGATGAAGTCTGCGTGCAGGATGTTGCGCCCTGCTTGCTCGAGCTGCGGCGGCACCACGAGCAGCTTCGGCGTCACGCCGAGCGGCTGCCCGTCCTCACCCACCCACGACATCATTGTCGAGCGGACGCTCGCGTAGTTGTCCGGGTTGAGCGTGAGGTCGAAGAGGTTCTTCTGGACTCCGAGCGCGGGGTTGTACCGATCGATCGGATGGCTCGGATCGAAGAAGTTCTGGCCGTCGTAGCAGAGGTTCGTTTCACCGGCCCGCATCAGCTTCGCGAGCTGGATGTCCGGCCACTTCTTGGCGGCGCGCCCCATCTCCTCGGCGATCGGGTTGAACAGCCCGTAGGTGTCGTCGAGGATGTCGTTTCGATCGAGCTCCTCGGTCAGCTCGAAGTCCTTGTTCGTGATCGTGTACGAGTACGAGCTGATGGCGTTGACCACGCGCTCGCCGACCCACTCACGGAGCGTCGGCAGCCGCGCCATCCAGGCGTACGTCTGCTGCCGCGTGTTGCTCGGTCGCTGCGTCGCGATCTTCGACCAGAAGAGCTCTTGGTCGCCGGTGTAACCCTGCTGATACGACAGGTCGAAGGTGTTGAAGAGCGCCTGAAGGTTCGGAGGCGTGATTTCCATTGTGCGTTGCCTTGCTGAAGGAGGCGCACGCGCGCGGAGGATCTTCCCTTTCGCGACGACCGCAGACGCACGCCGACGCTCAAGCCACCACGCTGGCTGGCTCGCGATCAGTTCGTGCTCATGCGCTCATCGATCGGCAGGAGAAATCCGCCGCGACGCGTGCAGAGTCTTTGAAAGGACTACAGTCCGAGTCCGAGCTGCACCCACACGAAGCGGCCCTCGTCTTCGAGGCCCATGATCTTGCCGGCGCGCGATCGCACACCACCGCCGTCGGCCTTTGCGACGGTCTGGTCGTCCACGATGAAGCAGTCCTTGCCGACGTCCGCCTGCGCGATCACGTCGACGCCGGTGCCGTTCGCGAACTTGAACGTCCCCTGACGAATCTGGACGTACTTGTCGCCGTCCTTGCCGGTCGAATTGTCGACCGTGTACTCCGCGATGCCGATCGCGATGAGCCCCGTCGCGGACGTACCCGGCGTAACGAAGCCTGCGGCGAGCACGACGAGCGCGCCGAGGTAGAGCTTCGCGCCACCGCGCACAGGGAGGTAGAGAAGATCGACGACGGTCTTCTCGGAGTACTTCGGAGTCTTGCGTTCACGATCGAGAGCAGCCATGGCGGGTCATCCTTCGATGGAGCGGATCGGGCGGTTCTTCACCGCAGCGAATTTTTCCGGGTCGATGCCGGTGTTCGCGCAGATGCGACGCTCTTCGTCCGAGAGCGCGACAGTCGCGGCGCCCGTCTTCGGGTCGACGGCGACCGGACGGTTCGGTTCGCGACGCTCGGTCGCTACCGCGACACGCGGCGGCGTCACATCGAGATAGCCGCGAAGCTTCCCGGGATTCTCCATCCCGTAGCCGAGCGCCCACTCACGCTCGGCGGGCGCGATCTTCCCGGCCTTGATGGCGTTGGTGACGAGCGACTCGACCTCGCTCTTGCGAAGTTTTCGCTCGAGATCGGCGACCCGACGGCCAAGCGAGACGTTCGAGCGGTTCGCCTGCGAAAGCGCCGTGAGCGCGCCGAGGATTTCCTCCTCGTCATCTTTCCCGGTCGCTGCGCGCGCGGCCGCCTCGATACGCGATTTTCCCCGCGCCGAACGGCTTGTGGCTGCGGTCGTCTCTTGCTTCGGCGGCACCGCGGTTTCCTCTTCTTCTTCCTCGTCGTCTTCCTCACGCTCGCTGTCGGGCGCTTCGTCTTCGTCGTCGCCGAACGCGGCGCACTCGGCCTTCGCCGCGTCGAGCTCGGCGCGCGCCTTCGCGAGCCGACTGCGCGCGGACTTCTTGGCAGACTCGCGCGCCTTCACGTCGGGCTCCGAGAGGCTCGTCTCTTCCTGATCGACAGGGGGGTCCGCGGATGCGGTCACCGCACCCGCGTCATTCGTGCTGTCCATGGTGTGCTGACTCCGGTGCGCCGCCACGAGCGGCTGCAGGTTCTTGGTCGCCGGGATGTTGGTGAGCGCGAGGTTGATCACCTCGACGATCCGCCCGCTCTCTTCCTCGGCAGAGAAGTACGGGCTGAAGTAGAGCCACTCCTTGTTGAGCAGCGCCCGCGCAGCCGGCGGGGTCCAACGCACGTCGACCGCGTAGAGACCGTCTGCGCGAAGCTCGAGCACGAACGAGCCCGCCGCCTTGCCGTCGCCCGCGCGTCGGTTCGGATCGACCGCCTTGTGCTCGTAATCGATGGTGAGTCGGTTGCCGTACGAGGCGAACGCCTCCATGACCGATCGGGCCGCGAGTTCGTCGAAAACGAACGTGCCCTTGGTGGTCGCGATCTCCCCGAAGGGCCAGATACGAAACTCGCTCGGCGGCGCGGCCGATGGGATCGACTGCGCGAGCGCGTGATGAGACGTCGACATTGGGTCGGTGCGTGTGCGGGAGCGACGAGTCAATCGGCGTCGCAGGGATCTTCTTCGGTCGGCATCGACAGGAATGGGTGGAACACGGCGAGCGAGGTCACGCGTGCTTCACGCTCGACGAGCACGACGAGCCCGTACTGCGCGGTGTCGCAGATCATTCGCACGCGCCATCCATCGGCTGCGGCGTCGGCGAGCGCGGCATTCATTCGTTCGGCGCGGCCGCGCGGCGGACCGCAGAAAAGGATCTTCGCGATGGGCGCCGTCGCGGAATTTCGTTTCACCATCGCATCTACCCTTTCGCGAGATCCGGTCGCTCGTGGTCGGTGGTGGTCGCTCTCGGCGACCCGGCCCTACCGCGCGCCGGCTCTCGTCTCACATCCACCCTTCCGCGAAGACCGGTCTGTGCCGGTCGGTCTTGGTCGGTCTTCGCGACCTGCTCAGGCAGCGGCTTTCGGTGCTGGCGCAGGGGGAGAGACGGGCGTGTCGTCGTCCGGGCTTGGGGCCACCAGGGGCACGCCGAAGCGCTTTGCGAACGCGACGAGATCGACCTGAACGCCCGCGGCTTGGAGCGCCGCGAGCGCGTTGGCTGCGGCGAGCACCGTTTCGGCTTCGTTCTTTCGATCCTCGGTCGGGGCGGTATTGCGCGAGAGGCGCGGAGCGAGCGCGGCGCCCGCCGGGTAGTTGAAGCGGCAGTGGGGGCGGAGGACTTGATCACGCAGCGCCTCGCTGAGCGCGCGGTCGTCGAACTGCAGCAGCTCGAGCTTGACGTTCTCGTGCACACGCGCCGCTGCGAGCGATCCGCTCCGCACTTCGGTCGTGAGGTTCTGCCCAAGAAGGCGAATCGCGATGCGCGACTCGCACTTGTTCATCAGCGCCTCGAAGCCGGCCGCAGTGCCCTGGCTGTTCGGCCACAGCATCTCGAGATCGAACTTCTCGCCAGCGAGGGCTTGGGTAACGAGCAGCGTCGTCTCCGCACCGAGCGACACCACCTGATGGAAGAAGCGGTCCTTGTCTTCTTCGTTCGCGCTCGCAGGGGCGATCGCCTTGCGCACGCCCATCGAATAAAGCTCGCTCCACCGCTGCCAGTCGCGCCAGCAGTACAGACGCGCGAGCCACGGGATCGCGAGCGAGCGCACCGCACCGCTCATCCATCCGCGGTCGCTGCCGAACGGCGTGTAGAGCAACCAATGCCCGTCGCCGGGTGTGACGTAGACCGGTCCCTCGGACGTGAGCGCGACGTACTGGCGCAGATCGTGTCGGTAGTAGACGAACGACGGATGCCAGACCTGGAGCTTCGGCTGCCACGACGTGCCGGCTTCATCGCTCTCCCAGACGATCTGGGCGAGCGCGAAGCCCATGAGGATTCCCCACTTCAGCAGCTCCGCGAGTGTGCTCCGCGGAAACATCACGTCGAAGTGCTCGTCGACTTCGCGCGAGATCTTGCGCGCCTTGCGCGGATCGATCTCCGTGCTCGGTTCGACCTTGCGCGGGAGACCGAGCAATCCGAGGACACGCGTGCCGAGCACCGCGTCGAACGTGTCGTCGCGGGTCATCGCGTCGGCGAGCATTGCCGAGGCCATGAACTGCCCAAGCTCGTGGTTCTGAAGCGAGTCGTCGATCTCCGCCTTCGTCCAGTCGTTCTTCCAAACGACCATCGGAAGCGGCGTGTAGACGCGGAAGTCGGGACGCATGCGGGTTAGCGGAGTGGGGTGCGAAAGCTGTTACGCCCTGTGAGCGTCCAATCGGAAAGACGTGAACGTGCCAGGGAATTTCGAACCGACTTGCGAGGCGTCCAATCGAGTCGCCTGAGAGCAGGAGCGGGGGTTTTCAAGCCCGGACGGCACTCCGGTCACGTTTGAATGGCCGACCAGGTGTCGCCGTTGAACAAGCGAAGCCGACTGCACCATCGCGGACGAAGTGAGGAGTGAAAGCCATGTTGCAAACTGGTCAGCCCTGTCCGGACTTTGGTTGGAAGTGCTTCGACGGGAGCCGCACCAGATTGAGTGACTATCGAGGTCGGCTACTCGTCCTCGATCTCTTCGGCTGCTGAAGCTCCCATTTCAACTGGCCCGCCGTGCGCGAGGCCGAGGTGAAACTGGGCAAGAAGCTCGCGGTGCTGCTCGCGTGTACCGAGGCGACCGCGAGCGATGCGCGAGTGACCGCTGACGAGGCGGAGTTCGCCCTCGACCGACTCAGTGCAACTTGGCGTTTCGCCCATGCCAGAGACGCGGGGCCACTCTTCGGACTCGATGATCGCATGCTGCTCGTCGGACGCGACGGGCGAATCATTGAACCGGATTTGAATGCGCTCGATGTCACGGGATCGATTCTCGCGGCGGGTGGAGTCCGCCCGCGCAGAAGACGATCACGTGCGGTGAGATGAAAGGACGGGTGAGAAGATGCGACGAACGCGATTTCCCGTACACACCGAAGAGGAGAAGGCACGGGCTCGAAAATTGTACGGCACCCATCTCACCTGTGGTCGTTGCGGCAAGTGGAGCAGCATCGACGAGGACTGCGGATGGCGCCGCATGAAACCCGATGACGCCGAGATCCGGCCTCAGCCTTGGTGTAAGCCGTGCCGGAGTTGCTACCATCGGCCCGCGCGGCGGTTCCACCTTGCTGCATAAGGAGCGGTCCTAGCGCTAGAAATCGCCCAGCAACGCGAGGTGAGCAGAGCGTGACCTAACGGCCGTAATCCCTACAAGGTCGCTGCGTGGCACGACCTCGTTGCCTGTGCAAATTCCGGTCGGGTCGAACAGCCAGCCTACGTGGACCATGTCCCACTGAAGCGCGTCGCGGATCAGCGCGATTCGTCCGTCGCAGAATGCGACAACATCGTTCACACGGAGGGACGCCGGCGAGACGAAGTCGGGGTCCGCAGACACCAGTTGATTGTACTAAGTACTATGGAGCAACACACTCGGTTCAAACGCGATTCGACGGATCGCCGAGGACTGTGCGAAGCTCCGCCGCATGCCTGGACAGCTTCAGCCGCGACTCCAAGAGCTCATCGACGGCCTGGTCGCGGACCTCGCACACCTGATTCGGACGGCGACGCTCGACGAAGTCTTCGGCGAGCTCTCGGGGTTTCTTCCTCAAAAGGGTCAACGACCGATCGGACGCGCGGGCGATCCGTCGGCACGCATCGTCAACCTGCTGCGAAGCAACCCCACGGGCCTTCGCGCCGAACCGATCCGAAAGGAGCTCGGCATCGAGAAGCCCGCGTTCGTACGCGCAATCAACGCGTTGATGGCGTCGGGACAAGTTCGAAAGCGTGGCGAACGGCGTGCGACGACGTACTATGCAGGCGCGAGGAAGCGATCCCGAAGCGTCGCCACGAACGACGGCTCCTCGACTCAGGCGAGGCAGTTCGCATCTCGCCACGGCCTGACGGATCGCCAGGCCGACGTGCTCGAGCACCTCTTGCCCGGCAAGTCGAATGACGCGATCGCAAAGGTCATGCGACTCGAGCGTAAAACGGTCGAACTCTACCTCTCGAACATCTACAAGAAGGTTCGCGTTCACAGTCGATCGCAGCTGATCGCGCGTGTCTTGAGCGAGAAGTAACTCCCTTCACCAGCGCCGCGGATGCTGCGCGAGCAGTCGCTGGAAGCGCGGGAGATCCTTCATCGTGGGTGGTGGTGACGACGCCATACCGAACGCTCCCGAGAGCGCGTCAACCTGGTCGTCGTGGGCGCCATCCGGAAACGCTTCGAGTTCGCTCACGAACGCGTGGTTCCAGGTTGCCGCCAACAGCTTCACGTTCTTCGCCTCGCTTTGCGCCGAAACGGGCTGTGCGCGCGTGACCTTGTCGCCGGTCGGGCGAACCTTTCGGACGTTGAAGCCCGCAAGCTCGCGCACGTACGCATCAGCCTCGAAGACACCCGCTGCGCCTGGGTCCTGCTCGATGCCGATCGCGACCCCGCGACCATCCATGTCGGCCGTGAGCTTCACACGCGCCATCACCTCGTGAGGTCGACCGCGAAACCGCACGACGTCCTCGACGTAGTAGAGGCCCTCGCGCGTGCGCGAGAGTCGGACGCCGACCGTGTAGTCGGGATCGCGACCTCGCCGCTTCGCCTCGGACTCGCCCGTGGCAGCGCGATCCCAATACCGCACCCGCGTCGCCATCGCGGGCGGTGCCGCGACGCGCTCGAACCACGCGCCTTTGAAGAGCGCACCAGCGGCGGGCCGCGCGAGCCAGTCACCATCGAGGAGCTGCGCGCGCGTGACCGGATCGAGCCCGCGCAGACGCTCGACGTAGGTCGGATCGTTTTTCGCGAGGTACGGGTTGTCGCTCACGCGAGCCGGAAAGAACACTCGGCTGAGCGCGCTCTCGGTGCCCTCGGGCACCCACTCGATCCCGTCGTCGCGGTTGCGGTAGTGAAGGACCTCCCCCGGGTCGGCGCGGACCTCCGATTCCGGATCGAGCCACGGCGCCCAGCGGCGCATGACCCACTCATGTCCCTCGCCGCCCGGGTTCGTGGCGGTGCGCACGTGAATGGGCAGCCCCTTCGACGATCGCGCGCGCGAGAGCAGGTACGTGTACTGCGTCTCCGAGAAGTGCGTCAGCTCGTCGAACGCGATGTAGGAGAACTCCGCGCTCTGGTACGCGAGCTTGTCCTTTTCGTGCTCGAGGTGTCCGAAGAAGACGAGGGCGCCCGACGGGAAACGCCAGACTTTCTTCGTCTCGTTGTAGTCCGCACCCGGTCGGTGCAGCGGATACATCGTGCGCGCGCGATCGATGAGGCTGCGCTCGAGGTCCGCATACGTGCGACGCAGGATCAGCGCGCGAAACGACGGGTGATCCACCCAACGCAGCGCGCCTGCGAGCAGCGCCTCCGATTTGCCGCCACCGGCCGCGCCTCCGTAGAGCGCCTCGTAAGCGTTCGTCGAGAGAAAGCGAGCCTGGCGCGCGGTGGGGGTCCACGCGTTCTTCGGCGCAGCGGCCATGTACGATCAGCTGAGATCTTCGGGATTAGGGACCGGCGCACGTTTGCGCGTCTTCTTCGTCTCGGTGCCATCGAGCGGCGGCAGCAGCACACCACCGCCGACGGGCGTGATGTTCACGTCGGCGTCGATCGAGACGCGGTCCCGCTTGCCCCAACGGTCCGGAAACCGACGCTCGAGGAACGGTACGGCGAGCTCGAGGCGTCCGTCGTCGATGCCTTTGAGCAGCTTCGCCGACACGCGCGTCTCGACGTCGGCCTTCGCCTTCTCCACCGCGAGCATGAACTCCAGGTAGCGCTTGCTGCGGCCTCGACGCCCCGCCTCGAGCCAGCGGTAGAACGTCGCTCGATCGATGCCCGCGAAGCCCGCGGCACCCTCTGGTGACGAGCCTGCGCGGATCGCCAGGCAGATCTTCTCCTGGACGCGGATCGTCAGCTTGCTCGGTCGGCCCATGACGGGACTCCAGTCGCAGGAAGGAGGTTCAAGCCGCACGCGACGCGGCCGCTTCGCGATCCGCGCAGAAGCGCGCCCAGCGGCGTCGGATTACGTCGCAGTAGCGGGGGTCGATCTCGATCAGGGCGGCGACACGCCCGGCGCGCGCGGCCGCGATGAGCGTGCTCCCACTCCCGCCGAACGGATCGAGCACGAGCTCGCCAGCGGCGGTGCTGTTGCGGATCGCGCGCTCGATGAGCGGCACCGGTTTCATCGTCGGGTGTTCCTCGTTGCGGCGCGGACGCGCGAACTCCCAGACCGTGTCCTGCGTGCGGTCTTTCACTGCTCGGTGGGCCGCGCCGTCCTTCCACCCGTAGAGGATCGGCTCGTGACGCCAGTGGTAGTCGGATCGTCCGAGCACGAACTGGTCCTTCGCCCAGATGAGACACTGCGAAAGCTTCCAACCGCTCTCGAGGACCGCGCGACGAAAGTGGTGACCCTGCGAGTCCGCGTGCGCGATGTAGAAGCACGCGCCCGGCCGCATGCCGGTCGACGCGGTCGAGAACGCTTCGAGGAGGAACGTGTAGAACGCCTCACCCTCCATCGCATCGTTCTGGATCGTGAGCTTCTTCTTGGTCTTACCCTCGTAGGCGACGCCATACGGCGGATCGGTCCAGAGCAAGTCCGCTTGGCGACCACCGAGCACCTTGTCGAGATCCGTCACTGACGTCGCATCACCGCAGATCAACCGGTGCGGTCCGAGCGCATAGACCTCGCCGATCTTGCTCTCGGGCTCTTCGGGAAGCGACGCGTCGACCTCCTCGTCGTCCTCCTCAGCGGGCGGCGCGGTGTCGTCGTTTCCGCCGGCGACCTCCAAGAGCAGATCGTCGAGGTCCGCCTCGGTGTAACCGCTGCCCGCGAGATCCTGATCGGCCGAGAGCTCACGCAGCAGCGCCGCGAGCTTCTCGTCGTCGTAGCCCGCGAGGTCGCTCGTGCGGTTGTCGGCGAGCAGGATCCGCTTCGCGGTCTTGTCGTCGACCTCGATCCAAAGGACCGGAACCTCCGTGAAGCCACGCTTCTTCGCGGCGAGATAGCGATGATTGCCGGCGAGGATGTAGCCGGTGGTTCGCTGGACGACGCAGGCGCCGTAGAACCCGTTCTTGTCGATGCTCTCCTCGATCGACGCAAGGTCGCCCTTCCGAGGATTCTCGGGATGGGGACGAATCGCATCGATCGGCACGAGCTCGTAGCGTTCGTTGCGGATCATTCGGACAGATCACTTCCTGCCGCGCGGCTCTTCGCCCGCAGCGTGGGATGCTGGTCGTCGTTACATCCACCCTTGTGCGAAAGGTGGTCGCACTTGGTCGGTCGCGGTCGCTCAGCCCGCGCGCGCGAGGTCACTCACTCGCGCGACCTCGTCGGCGATCGCATCGTCTCGCTCACGCAGCTCACAGAGATCCGCGTGAATCGCTTCGAGCTTCTCGGAGAGCAACTCCATCATCTGCTCCCGCTTGCAGAAGAATTCGGGGCAGTACTGCTCGAGGAGCGCCATCGTGATTCGGTAGCGCACCTGATCCGTACCGCCGAAGCGAAGGAGGATCGGCTCGCCGATGCGCACTTCCCGCGAGAGCAGGAAGCGCCGGAGCTTGCGACCAGGATCACGACCCGTGATCCCGAGCCGCGCGGCCGCTTCGCTGAGGTGGAGGTGCGGCGTCATCTTCGGCGTCGCATGCAGAAACTTCGGGTCCATCAGCGACCTCCGCGAAGGCGAGCACGGAGTCCTTCCATGCGGGTGGTGGCGGGCGTCTTTCGAGCGCCGTCGTGGTGCGAGCGGGCCGCTGCGAACGCGGCCTTCGCGCGAAGCAACGCCCCTTCGGTGTCCCGCCGCAGCGCCTCGAGCTTCACCATCGTGTTCCGACGCTCGATGCGGGTCACGTTGCCGTCGACCAGCGCGTTGTGTGCTTCGCAGAGCGCGACCAGCTCACGACCGCCATCACCGTCGACCGTCCCGGCGAGGTACATCGCGACGAGCCCGATCGCACCAAACACGCGGGCAACGGAATCGGGGATGTAGCGTACGGGCGTCGCGTGACGCTGAAGGATCCGCTGGGTGCGGGTCGGAAGTGCGTCGAGGATCTGGCGGATCCTCCGGCTGCGCCCTGCGGCCGCGAGCTTCGTTTCGTCGGGTTCGGAGAAGTTCGTGTGCCCGAGATCGCAGTGCCCGACGGCGCACTGCACCTCGAAGACCGAGAAAGAGTAGTTCGGGGCGAGCTCGCCTTCCGCGTAGTTGAAGAACCACACGAGATCGTTCTCGTCGACTTTGGTCCACATGCCACAGCTCCCGGATGTCGCGGCGGCGGACGCGAGCACCGGTGTGGTGCGCTTCGTCGTCCCATCCACCCGATCTGCGTTTTGCGGTCGGTTCTGGTCGGTCTTGGTCGCTTCCTTCTCCATGACGATTTCTCCTTGGCAGCGACGCGTTTCTCTCGCGTCGTCTTCCAAGCATTTTCGTCATCGGCAGGGATCGCGGAGGGATCTGTCGGGGATTTGTGAGGGATCGCGAACGGGCGCGCGAACCAGCGAACATCCGCGCCGTGGTAAGATCGCTGCCGCATGCCGAAGCGAGAACGCTCCCTCGACGAGCTCGAGCTGTGGCGCGACATCGACCCCGAGGCCATCGACTTCATCCCGGATGCCCAAGAGAGCGCAGGCTGGGTAGCTTTCAACGCGCTGAAGGATGGGCAACGTCTCGACCAAATTGCCGTCATGGTGTTCGACACCGCGCAATCCACTACGGCACGGCTCGCCAGTCGCCTGCCCGCTCAACCGGTGGCCGGGACGCACGCTGCGACTATGTGCTTGCCGCGTGATCTCGCATGCGAACTCCTCACCGAGTTGGCGCTTCACGAGCAAGCGACACGACTCGCGGAGCCCCCAGAGACCGGTACCGTTTGGATGATGGTCTTCTCCGGGCAGCGGCAGCTAGCAATGCAGCTTCCGATCCCTTCGCCCGCAGAGTGCAGCGTGGCGGAGGTGCGCGACATGATCTACCGATCGCGCGCCGAACGGACGCGAGCGAAACGAGCGCACTGAAGCGCGGAGTCGTCACGTCGCCGGTGCGAGCACGAGGACGATAAGCGGCGGATCAGGCGCGAAAGCGTATGTGTGCGCCTTCGTCGATTCGCCGAGGTGGGTCTTTACGAACCGATACGGCTCCGCGTCGAAGTGGCGGCGCATGCGATGCACGATCCGTTCGGGATGACCGATGCCGGCCAGTGCACGAAGCTGGCGTGGCTCGCAGTACGTGCGACGACTCACGAGCTCGATGAGCGCCGCCGTCTCTTTCGGCTTGAGCGTGAATGCCGTACGCGCTCCGTCGATCCCTCGCACGCTGCCCACGTAGCCTTCCGGATCATCTTTCCGTCGACGAAGGCGTACGGCGTCGACGAAGAGATCGACGTTCGACTCCTCGGTAAGCGCTCGGGCGTGGTCGACCTCGGACAGCGGTACGTCCCCGCCGCGCCCATCGAGTCTGCGCGCGAAAGAAGCCGAGACGCTCTCGGTGCTCTTCACCTCACGCGGTCGCGCGAGCGCGATGTCGCCGTCGCGCATTACGAGCAGATCGTCGAGAAAGACAATCTCCACGCGATCGGCCGGGCCATGGCCAATGGTGGCGTCAGCGGACACGCGCGAACTGCTCGAAACGAGCAGCACAGTCGGACGTGCACTCGCGACCAGGCTCTGCACCAAGAGCGCAAACGACGTGCCCACAGGCGCGATCGCCAGCACCACGTCTCGTGCCTCGGTCGCGGTGCGTGTGACGCCCAGACGAAACGCGCGAGGCGCGATCTCACTCGGTGTGGCGAACGCATCGCCTTCGATCATGAACAGGCGGCGCAGGAACGCGACCAGTCGCTCGAAGGAGCTACCGAGCTGCTGCACGTCCGATGCACGCAGCTTGATGTCGTCGCAGTGAAGCCCTGCACCGCACGATGCCGTGAAGGGGTGCTCGCGATCGGTCGGTGTCGGAAGCACGCGCATCGGACAGCCGGTATACCCGCCATCACACGGCCAGAGCGTCGCCTGCGGTGCAGCGTCGAGGATCCCTTTGCGCGCGAGCGTCTGACGAAGATCGGCCCCGAGCAGAGCGTCCCAGTGCGGCACTGGTCGCTCCACCCGATCGCTATCCATCAACACATCGAGGTAGCGCTTCATACGGGCTCCGCGTCACGCCGCCTGCAGCGAGAAGGTCGTCGGGTAATCCGCGAATCCACGCTTCTGGAGGAAGTCTCGAACGATCGCGTCACCGAGTCGCCGATCGAAGTAGATCTTGTTCGGCGGAACGATGATCAGATCCTGCGGCACCTTCGCTTGCTCGAGCAGCACGCCGAAGCGCATGTACTCGACCGGACCCGCGTGCAGGTAGTCCTGCACGTATTCCTTGCGAAGCTCATCGCAGAGGTCTTCGCGATCCTGCCACTCGATGCGCCGACCAAGGTGCGACGCAGAACCGATCTTGAAGCCACGAAGTGCGACCGAACGAAGGCCGGGGACGCCGACGCACGACAGTGCGGCACGTCCGCGCTGTCGGAGCGGCGCTCCTGAGTAGATGCGGTCCTTGCTCCAGTGGTCCTTGTCGTCAAAGAACACCTCTCCGATCAGCTCACGGAGCTTCCGAACCTCGTGCGCGAACTGGGCGTTGATCGCGAGTCGCAGGGTGGCCTTGTCGACCGCGAGCAGGTCGTGCTTGTCGTGCACCTGTCGCCTACGCACGCAGACTTCGTCGTCGTCGATGACACCGAAGTCGCGAGGCGTTCGACCGTGAGCGAAGAGGAACCGCCACTCGAACCGATCCTCCTCGGCGTCGACGAGCGCGTATGCCGTCTGTCCGCGAAGCCGGTAGTAGTCGCGAATTGCCGCACGAAGTGACGTCTTGGTCCGGGGATGGTCCGCATCGGCGAGCGGGCGGAGGTCCTTCGGAAAGAACTCGTAGAACCGGACGGTGCTCCGCACGCTGTTTCGAGCAGCCGCGATCTCGAAGCACTCCGGGTGATGAACGAGCACATGCAGTGCGAGCTCGAAGGTCGAGAGTCGTTCGGTCGAGAGGTCGATCGCGATCTTCTCCCGTTCGAGCACTGCGAGGATGTGCCCCTTGCCCTCGTCGGTCGCGAGATCGAGAGCGCGCGCGAGTCCATCGCGTACGCGGTACGTCTCGTCGTCCTCCGTCGCCCGAAGGGCGTGGTAGAGGTGCGTGGTCCATTCCTCGGCACGCCGAGTCGCAGCGCCGACGTGGAGGGACACCTTGTTCCGCGTGCACCAATCGGCCGAAAGGCGGAGCGCGGGGATGAGGTACTTCGGGGCAGCCGAGAGGAGTTTCTTCTTCGGGAGGACGACGGCCATGGTTCGGACCTCTTGGTGGGGCACGACGCTCGTGCCGCAATTCGATCGTGTTGATGGATCGAAATTCACCACTGCCGAGTCCGCGCCGGAAGCCTCCGAGGTCGCGGCAGAGTCAGAGAATGTCCATGTTTTCTCTATGCGAAAGCAGCCGGATTCATGGGGGCCGCGAGGGCCATCCGACGAGCCGCTGGTAGGTGGAGATGGCGCGCCGCGACTCCTTCGTCCGCGCGCGCGCGCCCTTCGCCGCATGGCCCTAACTGCTGACCTACGACCACGAACGCCCCTCCCCCTCACCATGACGACTACCGCTCCTCTCTTCGTGTTGCCCTTTCGAAGGGCCACGGTTCGTTCGTGGCCCGATGCCTCTTTGATGATCAAGGAACACGCCACCTTGGTCTTCGCTTCCGACGCTTCCGCCCACGACGTGGCGCGGTACGTAACGCGGCGTTCGAGCGAGCGCGGATCCTGAGGCAGCGCACCACGCCTCGTGATCGTTGCGGCAAGCGCGGTCTTCGCATGGCATCGTTAAGATCCCGATCGCGCGCGACGATCGAAGCGCGCGTGCGCAACAAGCCGAGTGCTCCGACAACACCGCGACGTCGCTGTCGCGGGCGTGCACCAACGCACGCCTTCGCGAGCCGCTTGTCCGACTTGTCCGGGTCGGCGCAGACGCTCGCGAAGACGGGCTGCCGCTAACCTCGCGAGACCAGCCCACTCTTGCAAGCTCTCAGAATCAAAGCGCTTTTTGTCGGCCCAGCCCTGGACTTCTTCGGGGTGAATGAGCAACCGTGTGCATCGACGGACACCGGGAAGGAGCACGGCGATGGGCATGCGCGATCATCGGTTCGGCGTAGAGATCGAGACAGTCGGACGAAGCCGCGAGACGATCGCGCGCGCGATCGCGCAGGTCGTGGGCGGCACGGTCGAGTACCGAAGCTACGAGACGCATAGCCCCTGGTGCGTGATCGATCGCCGCGGGCGCATCTGGCGCGCGATGGTCGATGGAAGCCTCACGCACGGCATCGACAGCGCGGAGCTCGTCACGCCGATCCTCGCCTACGACGACATCCCCGAGCTGCAGGAGGTCGTGCGCGCCGTGCGCCACGCGGGTGCACGCGTGGATCGATCGACGGGGATCCATATTCACATCGACGGCGCGCCCTTCGACGCGCGCACGGTTCGAAACCTCGTCAAGATTTTCGCGAAGCAGGAGGAGCTGATCTTCCATGCATGCGGCGTGAGCTCCGAGCGCCGCGCACGCTATTGCCGCGACATCGACGACGCCTTCCTTCGACAGCTCGAGACGCGTCGCCCGCGCACGCTCCGCGAAGTGAACCGACTCTGGTACGGCCGCTACAACGCCAACCCGGTTCACTACGACAACAGCCGATACCGCGCGCTCAACATCCATGCGCTCTTCACCAAGGGCACGATCGAGTTCCGCCTCTTCGACGGGACGCTGCACGCGGGCGAGATCAAATCGTACGTGCAGTTCGTACTCGCACTCGCGAACATGGCGCTCACCTCGCGCGCCGCGTCGAGCAAGCGCCGCGCATTCTCGACGGCGAGCGCGAAGTACGACTTCCGTTGCTTTCTGCTTCGCCTCGGTCTGATCGGCGACGAGTTCAAGACCGCGCGCGAGCACCTGATGAAGCGCCTGCCGGGATCGGCCGCGTGGAAGAACGGCCGTCCGCGTCGAGAGAGCACTCCCGCGACACAGGCTGCTGTCGCGAGTGAGACCACGAGCGAGAGCGAGCCGACCGCCGCGACCGCCAACACCACCGCAACTGTTGCCGCATGA